TGTGCGCGGAGCATCTGCAGCGGCACGTACGGGCAGTAGAACAAACCTGCATCATACGGGCTGTTACCGCGATAGCCCACCACGAAGTGCTGAGCATCGTTCACAGGTGCGTACGGATCGATGTAGACCTTGTAGCGACCCTGCAGAGTACCGACATAGGTCGAACCCGTGTCGTCCACCGACAGCTTGGCGTCATACGCACTGTCGTAGCTCAGGAAATCCGCAGCAGCGAGGGCACTCGCGACGTCTGACGAGCAGAGCACGATGTTACCCTTGCCACGACGGGTGGCCTTTGCGATTGCGTTGGCATCGCGCTCGATCTGGAAGAACAGACCCTTGAACCGCTCAACCATCCAGCGGCCATCCGAATCCGTATCGAGGTCGAACACGCCCGCGGTCGCAACGTTGTTGTTTGCGCCAGCAACGGCACCGAAGTAGATCGTGCGGATGATCTCACGGTTGATTTCCGCGAGGATTTCCGCCGATAGAATGTTCGCAAGCTCAGTCTCAGCATCCAGACCATGAACCGCCTTCAGATCCTGAGCGATTTCGATGGTGTATTCTGCCTTCAGCTTACGGGTCTTTGCAGTCACCGTCACCTTGTCGATGGAGAATGCCATCTCGGGGATTGCGGTGTTGCCTGAGGTACCAAGACCTTCACCCACGAGCGTTGACATACCACCGGCGTAGGTATAGTTGGTGCTGTTCGACAGCGCCGACGAGTTACCTGACGGCAGTGTGCCTGTCTGTGATGCAGGGCTACCGAGGCCTGCTGACGCGAACGCAGTGTTCGCCTCATAGAACAGAGCTTCATCGCCACCCTGTGACGAGTACTTCGACTTCATTGCGAAGATCAGACCCGTCGGGCCCGTCATCGGCTGCACGCCGCACAGATCGTACGCGATCAGATTCGGCATTGCACGGCGAATCAGGGAGATCAGGATCGGATCAAAACCCTTAAGGTTCGTCGCACTCGGAAACGCACCCGACTGGTTCGCGGGAGCATCTTCGTTGATCTGCTGAGCCTTCGCCATTTCGCGGGCGGTGTTCTCCAGCATCATCGTGGTGACCTTCTTCTTCCACGACTCCTTGATTTCGGGCAGATCGGGGTGATTGATCACCTTCGACCACTTGTTCTTAACGTCTTCTGACAGAAAATCGGCCATTGTAGTTAACTCCTAAAAAGCGTGTCTACGACATCGCGTGAAAACTATTTAGTAAAATCCAACTGTTACCAGTTTGACTTCACCTGACGAGAGATCGCGTCTGCCACCGCATCCGCTTCGCTCTTCACCTTGGTAGTATTCTCACTAACCACCTGCACATTTTCCTCAGGCAGTCGGTCCATCTTTGTTTCCTTTGCACCGAAGTAACTTTCCTTCAACATCCCCAACTTCTCACGGAAGTCTTTCGCATCCACATAATCAGTGTTTTCAGCGAGCTTAGCCAGCTTCGCCGCTTGTGTTTCACTCATATTACGAGCAAACTCCGCAACAATACGCTTCTTGTTTGCGGCTTCTGCCAACCGACGCAACTTCAAGTTCTTCGTGTGTTCTTCGTTCAGCTTTGTTTCCAGAGCTTCAACACGCGAAGTTAACGTCTCGACCACATCAACCTTGCTTTCCGGCACGTCAATGTAGCTTTCCTTGAACAGTGACTGAAGACCATTCAAGAAATTTTCCGCGAGTTCTGTACGCAGGTTCTTGCGCACGTTCACGCGATTCTCTTCCATCCACGTCTCGACCACCACCGACAGGTAGGTGTTCAGACGATCCGTGAGCTTCTGTTCCGCAACCGCGAGCTTCTGCGAGTAGCGAGCCTTGTAGTGCTCGTTCAACTTCGTGCTCACCTGCTTGGTGGTATCCTTGATGGCGCTCTCGAAGATTGCGGCCACGCGCTTTTGCTGTGACGCATCGAATCCGGCGCTCTCGAAGATGTTTGCTTTTGGCATCTTGACGCGAATGGAGACTGACTCTTCGACCTTCTTCTCGTCGTCGTCTTCCTCGTCCATCTTCTTCTCGTCGTCGGCTTCCTCATCCATCTTCTTCTCGTCGTCAGCATCCGCATCCGCACTCTCGTGCACGTCGTCTGCCTTCTTCTCGTCGTCGGCCTCTTCAGCGATCTTCTTTTCGTCGTCGTCGGCTTCTTCGTCGACCTTCACGTCAACTTTCGCCGGCTCGTCTTCCATCGCTTCGTCGAGCGCCTTGTCGAGATCGTCAACCTCTTCGGCCTTGACCTCGTCGTCGCCAAACGCCACTTCCACTTCCTTCTCGTCGTCTTCCACAACGCCCTTCAGGTGTGAAGGCTCTGCGGCCACTGAACGTGGAATGGATGTATCCTGCCCTTTGACACCCTTCGCGGCGTCAATCTTAGCAGCATTGGGTTCTGTCTCAGGTGTTGTGCCGCCCAGATCGTCGAACGACGCGCCACCAAGATGTGACGGCTCTTGATTGCGATGCTGCAACTGAGCCGCTGAAACGGGATTGACTAACTCGCTCATTGGGTATCTCCTCTAACTGTTCTGTGGAATTCAAATGAACCACAGATTTTATTTAGTAAAACGCAGTTCTATGAAATAGTTGTACCTTGACGTAATGCCTTCATAAACGATTCGAACACCGCACTTTCAATGTGCTTGCGCTGCGGCACCGTTTTCACCGAGGCGGCATGCAACTGCCGCTCTAACCGTTCAACGGCTGCCGGTGAGAGCACGCCGTTATCCCACACCCATTCACGCTGTTCACGTAAACCGTGTACAAACGCTTCAGGAGCACTTGGGTCTGCAACGATGTCTGCTGCGGTAGCGAGATAGAAGTCTTCTCCTACGACCGCTGCGTCGTCATTATCGTGCAATGACCCGACACCGCGTGACGACACACCAAACTTGACACCTTCGTCGATGAACGACTTGACGATTTTGCCGTATGGGGTATCCATGATCTTCGCACGCCCAACGAAATCGGTGCCGTTTGGCACCAACTTGGTGATCATGTGCGACACTCGATCCAGATTGATGTGTGGAGAATCAGGATGCCCCAACTCGCCAAGTGCACGATTCTGCTGCACGTATTCGCGGTTATAGCGTTCGACTTCACGCTCTAGCACCGCATAGGGATAAATGCGACCGTTGCGATTTTTGACTTCTGACTGAAGAAAAACGCCTTCAATCTGATAGTTTTTCGAACCGTTGTCGACCGCTTCAATCAGCGGGGTGACACGTTCGAACACTTCGGTAATGAATTTCATGAGTGTTTTCCTAGAAAAAGAAAATCGTTACTTCTTCCACGACTCATCTTTGGCTTGATATCCCGCATCAACCGACTTAAAGAATTCGTTTTTCTTGTCATCCGGAATATCCGCAGGCGAGTCATAGCCGTGCTTCTTCAGCATGCCACGAAAGTATTCTTGATACTTGATGTCATCGGCTGAAGCCGATGCATCGGCTTCTTCCTTGAAAATCGTCTGACGTTCTGATGCCAAACGATCCGCAACCTTCTGCTGCATAATCTCTGCAAACACTTGATTTGCGTTCGACCACGAGGCCGACTTGACGTTCTGAATGAGCTGTGAAAGTGAATTCATGATGCTTCCTTTATTAGTATCCGGGTACGGCAACAAATCCCGCAGTCTTGCGGAATTCCGTGATCACGGTGTATGACAGTGCTGTACCTAATGTACCATCGTTATATGTGCTGATGTAAAAATTTCCAGTCGGGTTGAGCACGGGATTATCGAGTTGTGCAGGTAGCGCATTCTTGCCAAAATATCCGGAACCGGATAAGAGCATTGACGGAGCAACATACGCAGTTGAGTTCGCATAGGCGCCACCGAACCCTAATTCTACCGTCATACCCGCACTGATGGAATACCACACACTTGTGATATCCAAGTTTCTTGCTGGCGTGACAAATGCGCTCGAACTCTTGGAATTACAGGTGCCCAATGTAGTATTGCCAAACGTAAACGTCAGCACTTCATTATCCGCAAATGCGGTGTTTCCTGTCAGGGCAGTGATTACTGCGGTGTTGACGGCTTTGTTCCATTCCGATACGATTGCATGCGCATTGCTGGTGGTACCCACAACAACGGCACCGGGTTGAACATACACATTGCTGTTTGCGACCACCAATGAATATGCCCGAGCCGCAAGAGTAGACACATTGATCTTTAGTGAATCCGTCTCGTTCGCCCCGTTACTGGTGTAATACAAAAAACGAGCGACGAGTCGTGACGACGTGTCGATGAGAATTTGAACGTTTGCGGTTCCTGATGAGATGGCCATAGTTGGTATTATTTAGTATTTGCAGTCGTCTTCGATGCTGGAGGTACAACATCCGATTTCGCTGCCGGGTTAATCTGTACCGTATTGTCGCGAGTTTCCGAACTGCTATCGGTATCGCGCAATGTGGCATCCGCTTCACGATCAAATGATGACGCTTCTGACGACTCATCTGCCATATCCGCTTGCATAGAGGATAGATCATCATCCGTCAGTTTGAACACTTCACGCTGAATGTATTGCTGTGAGAAGTACTTGCCGACAAAAGGTTCCAGTGACGTGGCGAGATTCACGCGAGCCGTCATGATTTCGTTTTCTTTGAGTTCTTCGAAATACATATCTTGCTGCCACTTGTAGCGAATCTGATCCTTAATTTTGTGCCACTCCGCTTCAGTCATGACCTTTTTCAGTCGCAATTGTTTTTCAAGTAGTTGATCAAACAAGTACTGAAATTGGGTTTGTAGACGGTGTACGAACTTACTAAACCGCAATTCGTCGCGAGTGATTTCTGTTGCGCGGCCCAGTTGAAACCCTTGACCGAATTCCGTACGCGTCGGAGGCAATCCCAAAGCGCGGTACAACTTCTTGCGGAAGTAATCGACATCTTCCATCTGCGATAGATTCTGCCCTGCAGGTAGCGTCTGTATTTCGGTACCCTTTCCGCCTTCGCGTCGTGGCAACCAAAAGTCTTCCAGCATCGACATGAACTTGCGGTCGTCGCGAATTTCACCTGTGCCCACATCATAGACCAGCTTATTACGATACCGCTGCATTATGTCGTACAGATATTGTTCCGCTTTTTGCTTGGGAAGATTACCCACGTCAATGTAGAACACACGACGTTCTGGTGCACGGGAGACGCGATACACCACGCATGAGTCTTCAATCATGCGTAGGAGATTGAGCGGCTTGATCGCCTTATGCAACCATGAGAGCACGGTCTTCTTATTGGCGTCGTACAGGCCTGACGGGCAAAACGCTATCGAATCGGTAGTGATACGAATGCCGTTATAATTCAGTAATGCCGCTGTGGGATTTGTGGAACCAGAAATGTTCGAGGGTGCCACAAACCCCATTGGGTTGTAGACGAAGTACTCGCGTACAACTTCTACGATATCAAACTGTCCTTGCTGATGACGCTTGCGCGCCACTTCACGCACTTTTCGAATCGTGCGCGGATCGACAAGGCGTAGTTCTTGAATACCGTCTTGGGGATTCTTTTCGTCGATGACGCAGTGCATATAGAGACGGCCATCCACATACCACTGACGCACAATGCTGTATGCATCGCGGTGGAAGTTCAACATCTTGAGAATGTTGTTAAATTCTGCGTGTAGACGGGCTTCGAATTCTTCTCCCAAATCCACATAATCCAAATTCAGTGAAACGGGAATGCGATCCGCATCCTGCACTACAAGTTCATTGACGATTTGATCGACAGCTTCATCAACTTCAGCCACAATCTGCATTTCTCGATAGCGGTTGATGAGTTGAAAGTCATCAACAACCGTGCCATCAAGATCGAGATAGTATCCAAAGTAGCCACCAGCAGTGCCAAATTGCACATTGAGCGCGCCATCTTGATTATCCGGTGGAACAAAGCTAACGGTATTCGAGGTTGGGGCGACTAATGATGCAGTTGGGGCCGACGACTTACGATTGAAATCAAATTCAAAGCCAAATAAACGTGGCATGTAATCACCTTCTGAGAGGTACCCCGAAGGGTACCTCTCGAATATTATCTCTACTTATCCGACGGTAACGTCGACCGTCAGAGTCGGGTTATCGCGTGTTGGAATCTGACCCGACACTTCCCACCACTGATAGGTGAACTCGCACGTATACGTTTCAATGGAATCATTCGTGCTCCAATCCAGACTAATCGTGCCCAGATTGTTAGGAAACGCACCAATGAAGTTGTAGGTACGAAGACGGTTGCCTTCACGACCGAACTGCGTCAGCGACAGATCGCTCACAAAGTTACCTGACTGAATGCCGCCACGATACTGCGACGTGGCGGAACGATGCCCTGACATACGATCCATCCACTCTTCGAGTGCCTTACGAATCGCAAAATTCTCATCGTTCATCACCGTCACACTCAGCGTCGCAAACGTGCGGTCGCCGAGATAGTTCAGCTTCCGACCAAAATACGAAACGGGAACCGTTCCAATGGTCGAAGCTGGAATTTCCGACACGCTGACCATGAATCGCGATAGCTGTTCCGCGAGACGGCCAGTCGAAACGCTTGCAGGCCAACGAAGTTCCATCTCAAAGAGCGAGGGACGGGCACCGCCGTTGATGAGCGTATTGCGAAACTGATCGAGATTGAATGCCATAACTTGTTATACTCCTTGGCTGTGGAATGCGGTGTAAGTACTTACACCGCCCCCACGACTTCTTGGAACGAAACGCCTGAACGAACCGCCACGAAATTCAACTGAATGAAGTTGATTGAACGTGAAGGCTTCACATAGATGTCACCCACAAACTGATTTGCATCCACCACTGCTGGTGTGTTGTTTGTGGTATCGCACACGACTAAGAAGTCAGTAACGCCGCGGCGTGCTTTCACATCCCGCAGATACGGCTCCACCACATTCCGGAATGCGGAACGCGTGTACTCGTCGTTGAACTCAAAGAGTTGGCTCTTGGCATAGCGTGCAATCGTCTTTTCCAATGCAATGAAGAGACGGCGCACATTGATACGGTCAAACGCACTCGGACGGCTCAGCAACGTCTTATCGCCGTAAAGCACGACGCCCTGTCCGGGGAAGCTCACGACAGGATTGACTCCCACCTTGTAGATGTCGTCGCGGTCGGCTTGCTTCGGATTCCACGCCAACTTCACGACGTTCTTGATATTGCCACGCGTGAACCCTGCGGGTGAGAACCACGGATCGTTGGTCGTATCCGTGCGTGCTGCCAAACCGGCCATGTCGCCGTTGAGCGGCACCCACCGATAAACGTCGTTATACTTGTCGTAGGTGTACTTCCACCCGCTATCCATCACCGCGTAGCTGCTTGAAGGCAGATCGTTACGATCTCCAATCACGTCATCCACTTCGTTGTCTGCGTTGTCGACCACGCTAGCCTTGAGCGGTGAAACGAACACCACGCAATCCTTGCGAACTTCTGCAATGTTGCTGATGAGGTATCCAGCGGTAGCCATTGACGCGGGGCCCGCTGCGAGTAACGAGATGTCGTACTGATCCGCATCTGCGAACAGATCGTACGCAGTCTGCACTTCACCCGCACTGATCACTTCGTTCGCGTCGTTGCCGCCATCAAGCGACTTCGTGTATGGCAATACCGCAGCACCGAACGTCAGACCCGTTGAGGGTGAACCCCAGTTGGTTGTGGTGCCCACGTGACCCATCCACCATACGTATGCAGACTGACGGTTGAGCACGTTTGCGTAGTAGTTGGAATCGCCATTGAGCGTCTTTGCATCCGATGCCTTTGACAGGAACGCAAAACGCTCAAGCACGGTACCGGGAACGCCTGTAAACAGACCGTCTTGGTCGACGACAACCGCGTGCAGTTCATCTGTCGATCCGCTGCGAGCCGTAGCCCAATCACTTGTACCCGGCGCCGCATCAAACAGTGAGTTATATTCCCACTTGCGCGACCAGTTACCTGTCGTGAATGAACCCGTATCGTCTGCAGCTTCTGCGAGCGTCAATGCCGTGTTGCTCGCGACGGATGACACTTGATATGACTTTCCGTTCGCCACAATGTAATCACCAGCAAGCAGTTCGCCGGAAAACAATGTGCCTGAGCCAGACACGCTGGTGCTATCCGCAGTCAGCGAAAGTGTGCCCGTAAGGCCACTGTTGCTAAATGCGCCAGCACTGGGGCACAGACTCACTTTGAGTGAGTTGCCAAGATCGCCCGGCCATTTTGCGGATGCAAGGCCATATCCGGAAGCACCTGACGCGTAGTTGTTGTCGTGATCCGCATCATTCTGCACCAGCACGCCATACGCGGCGACTGTTGCACTTGACACAGCATTCGACAGCGCCGACGTCACCGTCAGCGAGGTGTTGCTGGCAATAGAGTTGACAGTAGCTTCCACGCTACCGGCCAATACGATCTTCTGACCAACTTTCAGTTCTGTCTGAAAGAGTGTCCCGGTGCCTGTCAATGCAGTCGCACTAGAATTCGCAACAGTACCTGTCAGCGTCTTGAATGCGGCAGTTGCATTCAGTGCTCGCGCACTCAGCGCACGCACCACTTTTAACTGGTTGGAATACGACAGAAACGACTGCGCAGTGAACCAGTATTCGTAGACGTTTGTATCTGGTTTGCCAAACTTACGCACCAAGTCTTCTTCCGAACTAACATTGATAACATCGAGGCCTGGGCCCCACTGAAACGGGCCAGCAAAACCACCTGCGGAAAGAGAAACTGCTTGAACGCCAGCGGTCAGATCAATTTCTGAAATGTTGACGCCCGGCGAAACTTGAAATGCCATAGAACATTCTCCTAATATGGAGTAAGTGACTGAAATAAGCCGTTGTTATGCGGCGACATGGTTATTTAGGGATTTACGTTTTCCAGAAATCCGTATCCTCCACCACCGCATATCGTGACGATGTTGCATCTTCCCATGTGACTTCTGGTTGTACATCAAAAAACCCTATAAACGGTTCCTCCAGCGTAACGGGTTCCGCTTGGTTCATGAGCATGCGACGCATCGACAGACCCACATAATTTTCAAATCCACTTTGTGCCGTCAACCATCCGAGAATCACCAGCGTCATCACACAGTCGTCATGTGCGCCTTCTTCCGCTTGATAGGTGCCGCCTTTCGCGACAAATGTCGTGAGTTCTCGAAGTGTTTGGTAATCCGTAATCAGCAATTGATCCCGTTCAATCATCGCACGAAGTTGCGCACACCCAATACGTTTCGTCGCTTGCGTCATGCGCAATCCCATACGCGCTTTGGGATTGAACCCCCCTCCAAGCATTTGCCCTTTTTTGGGATGTGAGCGCACATAGATCATGTTCTCATACTCTAATTCTGTGTGCAGCGAATCCGCGACCGTCAACCCCACGTCATTGATTTCCACGAGCACGAACGCATTGCAATAGTATTGGCCGATTTGTTTGACTAGGGGTGCTAACAACTGCGGTGCCAAATTGTTTCGTCGAAACATCGCGACTTGACGAAACGGCGCGACTGAAATATCGAAGACGCTAATGGCCGCATAGTCTTGTTCGTGCCCTTGCGACGTATCGACAGTCATGACATAGACATGCGCGGGATCCCGTTCGTCAGCGCGAATGGGTTTGACGTAGATCTTGAGATCGCCTCGATCTTCCACAGGCGTCATATACGTCATTTGTGAGAGCTTATAGCCCGGAATCAGCGTGTTTGCGGATCCTTGGAACGAGCATTCAAACTCTTGCTGGAATGCCTGCTCACCAAGATTCTTGCGCATTTCCTCGGCCCATTGCTCGTCGCGACCGGGCACATCACGCCACGTAAACCCAATCGTCTTATAGGTATTACGTTTTTCTTCCGAATCATTCCAAATCTTGTAAAACAGATTGTATCCGTTTGGTGTGCTAATGACGAACAACTTCGTCGTCTTACCAGACGAGATTGCCGGAAACACGGAGGTCATGAACTCACCCGCAATGTTTTCAGGCACGTGCGCAAACTCATCGAGGAACAGAATGTTGAACGTGTCGCCGCGGATGGCGCTGGCACTGGTGCTTTCCGCACGTACGCGGGAGTTGTTCGCGAGCATGATGAGCTTCTGATCCCACTTGAGAATGCCTTGCTTTAGGAAGTTGGGCAGATACTCATACGACTGCTTCAATCGGCGCAACAGCTCAATCGCAGTGTTTTCTTTATTCGCAAGAATGCCAACACTTACATCCGGATGAAAGGTAATGAACCAGAGAAAATATCCACACACCACGACGGTCGATTTTCCCGACTGACGCGCCATCTTGCAGATAACGAATCGGTTGTTTTCGAAGACGTCGATGATGCTCTCTTGGAACGGCCACATCTTGAACGGCACGATACCATGATCGACGTGCACGATCTTAACGTAGTTATTGATGAAGTAGAACGGGTCGTTCGCGCATTTCACATACTCTTCAAGTTCTGCTTGTGTAAGCGAGACTTGTTCGTTGGGAAGCGGCAGGTTGGGGTTCCCGTTATACCCCTTTTCAGAGCGGGTACTCTTAGGCATATGCGTTCACTTACTTAGTGTCTTTTTGGATAGAACGAAGCTCTCGTAACAAATCAGCAGCGCGTCCGACAAACACAGCTTTTTCGATTGTGACGTTGCTTTCGTTTTGATCCGTTTTGACTTCTGTAGAGGCGTCTTTTCGTGCTTTATGCAAATGCACTAGTTCTTTGTTCGCATTGACAATAGCGGTGAGCATCGTGGCGACGACTTCATACGCTCGCGGGCTGTCCCCACTCTGCGCTAACAAAATGGCGCTTTTTGCCGCTTCCTTGACATCATTGATGCTATCGGTGATCGTGGTGCGGGCATATTGAAAATCTTTTTCTAACGCACCATTCGGAGGGGCCTCGACGGGTTCTGCCACCACAAGTTCAGTCGATGTCGTAGTCGCGAGCGCCGTCGATGCATTGGCCACTAACGTGGGTTCGACATCAAATATTTCATCTAATTGTTTCGTCATACCTAATCAGGTTCGTATGTGAAGTCTTCCGTAATCGTCGTATTCGACGTAATCGTTGTTGACGTACTGTTGATCGTCTGATTCGCGGGATCCGCTTGCACCGTGATCGTCACCTTTGGCAGCGTGTTCGCATTCGGTGCTGACAGATCTTCATACGGAGAGTTATACAGATTGACGATGACTTCTTCGATACGCTTACTATCCTTGACTGGGCCATAAAAGAACACCTTCATCGAAAATTCCAGTGTCCAGATAATGACGCGGCGCGTGACAAAATCGCCTTCATAATTATCCGAATGTGACACGCTTTGCAGCGTAATCGGCACCACATCAACAAGATCCGGATAGTTCGCTAACGGTCGAACAGCAATCGTATAATCGGGAGTGAAGAATGGAAGAATCTGTTCAACAATCTGCATACCATCCTGTTGCAGTTTTGTCAAGACGGAAAGCGTCATCGTTAGCGTATACGGCACCCCGACATACAATTTTGCTAACTTATGTTCTTCATTGCTGTTGAACTTGAGATTATTGAGCGTGTTCATCTTCCGCGACGGATCGTATGCGATATTCGACAACTCATACGAAATGCGCGGCACGACTTGTGCCACACCACGCAGAAATTCTGGATCTTGCGTGAGTCGCGTCAACCATCGCTCTTTGGGGCCGTATTCTAACGGCACCTGTTCACGAAACGTCTCGGCGCCGCTTTCATTCTCACGGGTAATCGTGATGCTGTCAAACAGTGACCCAAACGCTAACAGATAGCGACGGAGAAGAAGATGCTTGAAATGCGTGTGCATATGCTAATCGTCTAACATGTGTGTGCCGCGAGTGACAACGACACCCAAGGGATTGCCTTGCAAGAACTCGTTGTCGCTGATCGGATCGTGAATCGTCGGTGCCGTATTCGGTGTGGTATTGCTGACGACCCATGCCGCGTTACTGTTCGCACCACGTACCGTGGTGACATTCGCGAAGGTGCCCGTGATCTGCTGCACCAAGAGCGTGCGCGTATTCGCTGTCCATTGATAGACTTCGCCCGTCGCTGTCGCGGATGCAAGGTTCGCACCTTGATAGGCAGTTTCACCAATCGTGAAGGTACCATTTCCGCCCGCGTTCATGACGAGCGCAATCGTGTATGCATCACGTGAGGCGACAGCATCGACATCAGTATTGCCAGTGTTGACGACTTCGTTCGTGAAGTTCATCATCTCACACCGAAGCTCATAGGTGTAAAGTTTACCTAACTGGAACAGTTCTTCTTTGTTTTCCACAAATCGGATTTCAAACAAATACCGATTTGTCGGCGTCATCTGAATATAGATAAGATCATTTTCGCGAGGTCGCACAATCGTTGCATCACCTGCCGTCACCGTATTTGCAAACCGTCGCTGCGACACAACGAGTGTGATCTGATCTTCGATGTGTAACCCGAATTTGCTGATGAACTCAGATTGACCCGTAAATGCTTCGTACGACTTGACGTACATCTCGACTTCAATCGCATCTTGAAAGTTCGCTAGTGGATCTTCGCCCAGAAACGCATCGATGTTGCCTTCAGAACGCGGCAAGTAGTAGACGTTGTGGCCGTAGATCTGAATGGATTCATCAATCAGATCGGCGACCAAATTTTGCTCTGTAGCAAATGTCGTCTGATTAAAATAGGGATTGATCATGACGGTTTAGCCAACAATAAACTGCGGCGGTTCCTGAAACTCTGTGCGCACTTGTTCTTCCAAATCGCGAATTTCCTGTTGCGCTTCTGACAGAATCGCACGACCGTCAAGATTCACTCCGCCGGGTAATGCGATGCCCGTGTACTTGGAAAGATTCAACCCCCATTGACGCTTGATCAAGGATGTGGCATACCGCTGCAACCACCGATCACTCCATACATCGGTATACGCTGCGGGGTCGATGGTGCGATACCCTTCAAGCACAATGTGCTGACCGGGCGCGAATGTTGCATACCAGTTCACATCGACGTAGAGACGATTCATGTGTCGTGAGAAGCGCACCGATGGCCGACCACGGAATGTGTCGTTCAGCAACTGCTGATACGAACGACCAATGTGATACGGGATGATTGAATTGGAGGTGAAGTTCGACAACAGCGAGATATTGAACTGCGACTGCGGGTCGAACAGAATATCCGCAGAGATGCGCGAATCGAACGGGGGAAATACCTTTGTAATGCCAATCACCGAATCGACAACGGGAAACCATTTGTTGTCCATGTCGCCAAACGTCACACCGTTGGCTGCCACAGTACCAGTCGCGCCCGATTGCTTGCCCAGAACAACTTCTCCCGCCACAAACGTCTTGCGAGCGGTATCACTGTAACTATCTGTGGTCGCAGCGCCGGTATTGGATGAGGCGACCGTAAAGAAAATAATGGAAGTTGAATTGACGGTACGCGTGACGATGCCTTGCACGTTTGACGTTTGACCGACAATCATTTCACTATTGGTAAAGGTTCCCGTGGTCGCTCCGGTAAACAGTAGTGTGCTGCCCGTTATCTCATGGCGCATATACGTCTTGACCACCGCATCCATGTGATACTGCTGATAGACGTATAGCGACTCATCGATGCGATCTTCCACTTGCGCATCAGAGACGTTGATCTGAAGTACACCATCGCCAAGAGCGCGAAGGCAATACGATTTGAAATCGTTACGTGTAGTTGGAATGGCCATAAAAGGTTACGAAGCCCATTTATTGGTACCGACAGGCAGCACGAGGCGGCCTCCGGTGCTATCGAAACGTGCAATCGCATTGACACTGACATTCGCTCGCAAATCCGCGGCCCCCAATACGGCGAGTGTGCTATTGAGTGTGGTGGCGCCTGTGACCCCGAATGTACTCAGCGCATTGACTGCGCCTGTCACGCCCAAGGTACTCAGCGCATTGACTGCGCCTGTCACACCGAAAGTGCTCAATGCATTCACCGCGCCGGTCACGGATGCGGTATTGCTGAACGTGGCCGCCCCGGTAATACTTGCGGTTCCACCTATCGTCACATTACCGAATAGCGAATTGCCTACGACGTGTAACGGAGATGTGGGTGAACTGATATTCACGCCGACGCGGTTGTTGACGGTATCGACAAACAAGACGTTGCTATCAACCGCGACGTTACTGGTAAATGACGCCACACCCGTCACATTGACGGTATCACTGAATGTGGCGGCGCCAGACACAGATAATGTCGTGCTGGTGCCTGCAGGTGCCGCCAATAACCGCCAACGACCTGTGGCTGTGGTGTACAATAGCGGAATTGAACCACCGGGTGGCACGTCAACATCTTGGTTGGAGACAGTCTTGAATCGGTTCAGGGCGCTCGATGACGGGTCTTCACTCTTGAGCGTAATCTTATAGGAACCGGATAGGTTCTGAAGGTATAGTACTTTAGCACCGATAGACAGGTTTGTGGGAGCGACAATACCCGTCAGAATAATATTCTGCGTATCCGGATTCATGTGCACGACTTGCGCATCGTGCAATCCACTGGGATTGTAATTGTCGTATTGTGCTGACGACACGGTAGCCGCAATAACTGCTCCACTTTCGCTGAACAGAATTGACCGCATGTAGGCGGTGTTCGATGCCACCAGATTGTTCGCAACGGAAACGTTGCTTGCAAATGATGCAACATTACCGATTGTCAGTGGCCCAGATGCGGTAAATGTGACCGCACCATTAAATGTGGCGGCAGCATTCACCGATAGCGGGCTGGCGTTAACGACGGTTCCACCGGGCGACTGGAATAGTGTCGTATTCGCGGACACACTGACGACCAGCGCGGAACTATTGACAGAGACGTTGGCGCCAAATGTCGAGTTTCCCGCAAGAAAAAGACCACTCAAGTTCGCGAGCGTTTTTCCGCCATTAAGCGACAGACTCGTATTTGTATGGGAAGAATTACCAATCGTGAAGGCACCGATAGCATTGCCGCCCACAACGACGGTATTGCTATTCAAAAGATCAATAACCGTATTGGTACGGGTGACCCATGTGCGGAACGTATCGGTAGTTTGTATCGGTGTAATCAGTGGCATAGATGTCTATATTTAGGTAAAAGTTGTCATGACTCCCATTTCCACGTTCGGTGTACGAATCAGGGGCGCGGGTGTGCCCACATGATATTGTTCACACAAGGTGCGCACGTCGATTTTTGCTTGCCAATCACTATAGCAATATGGAAACTGATATGGTATTTCTCGAATCCACGCCGCAACATTACTTGCGTCTGACGGAGACATTTCCGTCAGACGTGCAGGATTAAACAGCACCGCTGTAGGGTTCCAGTCGCGCCATGTGCCGTCTTGAATACGAGCCGCAGTAAACCGTGCTGTCGGAGAAATCGGATGTTGGGCACGATGAATCGCGTCAGCGTTCGTATCCACTCCCGCAATACGAATATCTGGTCTATATATAGTTAGTCGTCGCAGCAGATGCCCATTTCCGCATCCGAGATCCAACACACGTGCCTGCTCCGGTAATTGCGTCGCTAACGCAGGGATCATATCTTCGTGAGTCGTACGCATGCCTTCTGCAGACGAAAATTGATTATCCTTCCATAGCGTCTTTCGAACACGCTCATAGTGCCCCGTACGAAAGAACTGCTGTTTCTGCGGCGTCCAGTCGCTGCGTGTTGAGATCTTCAACGCAGGTGTGACGATCTCCGCAATACCAAATAGTCGTGACCACTTTAGCGGCCATGACAAGACTTCACGAATGGTGTGCATCTCCTCACGGTATCCATGTGCGCAACCCAAATCAAACATCGCGTGACCGATGCGTTGCGACGCGTCGCACGTATAGGAACACGGCATATGCGACACCAAACGCAGGCCCATCCAGCGCAATAGGGTGCTCGCGTAGGGGTCGCTATTCGGATGCGCACCCTCGCGTGTTTGTTCCCACGTGCTATCGACACGACCCGCGCCCCATGTGGCATCATACGCGTCTCGGCAGCAGGCGGGATAGCCTAAGAGTTCGCCATACTGCGCATCGGTTTGTGGAAACGCCCGGTCATAGTATTGCGGGTTCAAATACAAAACCCGATAGACGAATTTTCCATCGCGAATGGGTTGAGAGGTGCTGCTATACGAAGAGGCAACACCTACGGTAGTTTGTGGTACGCATAGAATGTTATGCCGCGCAGCCCAGCGGGTGGCCTCAATAAGACCATCGGAAGGAACATTCTGAAACGCGGCGGGTCGCAGACCGTGCACAACAGCCAATCGTTCGACATCTTGATACGCATTACTCGCACGCGTGAACAATGGTTGCCACCACTCGCGTTCATCAGCACTGCGCCATGACCATCGTGTCCAATCCGGAAGTACCGGAACATTATCTCTTGTTGACATCTGTATGATCTCCATGATCAGAATAATCACCGTGGGGAACGTCATCGTGCGTATGGGGCTGTGTATCCGTATGATCGCCGTGCTGGTCACCGTGCTTCGTCGCGGGTGTGGTGCTCGATGACGGCTGCGTGTACTTACTCAAATATGGCGTTTCTTCTTGCGACCATGCGGCGTACATCTGCGCTTCAATTTCTGTGCGCTTGGGGTGCTCGGAAAACGGCACTTCACCCGCGGCGCGAAGTCGTCGTGCGCCTTCCGCAAATAGACGCTTGAAGGTGCCGCAGTACGTGGAGCGCATGCGCCAATCGTGATTCGCGCCTTCACCGGGGCATTGCCCGTAACACATGAGCCAATATTCACATCCCTGACATCCACCGTATTCCTGCGGCGTGACATACAACGCAAGTTGTCGTTCAAAATGTCGAGCACCGGGATGACCGATAAACGTTGAAGCACCGTTTTTCGTGCCGCATCCTTCGGCCGGCAACCAGTTTTGACCATCCTTATTGGTGCGTGAACAATGCGACGGCGAACCATCATTCTCAATACCATTTACTGCACTGGTATTCCACGGGTCGCAAGGTTTCCAATGACATACGACTGAATCTCCGTTCCCGCGCTGGAGTTTCAGGATCTCGTCAAACTTGGAGATGCGCAACTGTTTGAATGAAGGCAGGATATTCCAGATCTCAATCAGCCGATCTGCAATCTCCTCACTAGGAAGATACAGTTCGTGCGCTTTATGATCCATCTCCATCAAATGCATATTGACATGACGCACACCCATTGTGTCTAGTTCGTGCAACCATTCAAGAAATCGAGGAAAGCGATCCGCTCGGCAGTTGCCGGCATGCAGCGTCACGATCAAACTGGGGAGTAAATGCGGAGTGGTGACCGCGCGGCCGCAGAGTTCTTTCAATGCCCACATGGTACGTTGTGTCTGTTTTCGTGTCGCCTCTAAAGTGCCTGCCCATCGACTATCGTTCAGTTCATCGGGGCCATCCATTGAGATGCCCACATGCGTGTTATATTTGATGAAGAGTTCGATGTGTTTTTCGGTAATGAGCGACGCATTCGTTTGCACACCCGAATGGCCAAAACGTGTGTGCGCGATCTGTAACAGTTCGTCTAGATCTTTGAGAGAAAGAATGAGAGCTTCGCCCCCAAACAAGGAGAAGTATTCGTCCGGCTTGAGCTTGTCGATGGCTGCAAGCACGGCCTTACGGTCATACTTGTGAGATTTTTGCACATTGCGCATTTCCGTTTCGTAACAATACTTGCATTGTATGTTGCACGTAACACCTACAGGTCTAACTTCAATACTCATAATAAACTACTTTCTCCTATGAACCTACGTAGACGGGTTGATCGTTATGTGCGACGTCACTGTGTGTGTCGTCATGAGAGGAACTATCGCTATGCACAGAATCCGTATGCACATCGACGTGCCCATCGCTGAAATAATCGGCATGATCCGCATGATTGTCGGTATGAGTGTCACCATAATCTGTATGCCACTCTGGCGCATCGTTGTGAAAATACGTATCGGTATGTACGTCATCATGATACGAGTCGGAATAGTCTGTATGAGATGAATAATAATCGTCGTGATCACTATAGCCGGCCGCGTCGCCATGACTTACACTATCACTATGTGAGTCAGTGTGTGCAATATCATCATGCACCGCATACTCATAGTTATTGTTCCCGATAATCCGCAGTTGTACGTTTCCAGTGGAGGCACTCGTGCCTCCGCTATTCGACACCCAAATAGAACCCGCAATAGCGCCTGTGCGGTTCGCAATCGATGTGACGTTGAGTGTGCGGGCAAACCCACTGGCATCAACATAGCGAAGATTGGTGCCTTCCACCCACAACGAACCCACAATAGCACCAGATGCTAAACCGGTATTGCTGCCAATCGCGTACCACTCGACACCAGATGCATCGATGTAATGTACGGTGTTTCCGGCGACCCAAATGCTACCTGCTGTTTTTGCCATAATCTTATCCTACGTAGACGGGCTGATCGTTATGCGCAACGTCACTGTGCGTCACATCCGCATGTGCCACATCGTTGTGTGTGGCACTATCGCTATGTGAATCGCTATGCACAGAATCCGTATGCGAATCGACGTGCCCATCGTTGAAATAATCGCCATGATCGGCGTGATTATCGGTATGAGAGTCCCCATAATCTTCATGATACTCCGGCGCATCGTTGTGATAATATGTATCGGTGTGCGAGTCATCATGATACGAGTCGGAATAGTCTGTATGAGATGAATAATAATCATTGTGATCACTATAGCCGGCAGTATCACTATGTGAATCGTAATGAGTTACGCTATCGGTGTGCGTAATGTCGCTATGCGGCACATCGGTATGCGACACATCATCATGCACTGCATACTCGTAATTATTGGTGCCGATGATGCGAAGTTGCACATTACCGGTATTCGCGCTGGTGCCCGAGGTGTTCGACACCCATAGCGACCCCGCGATAGAATTAGCGCGGCTCGCAATCGTCGCGACATTCAGTGTGCGCTTGTATTGGTTCTCGTCGATGTACGCGAGATTACTGTTTTCGACCCAGATGGAACCGGCGACCGCATTCGAGACAAGACCTGTATTGCTCCCAATCGCATACCATTCAACGCCCGAAGCGTCAATATAATGAAACGTGTTTCCGGATACCCACACACTGCCTGCGGTCTTAGCCATGATTATGTTGTCGCGTACTTATTCGCACCTACCGGCACGACGAGTCTTCCGGAAGTCGTGTCACATCGCACGATACCGTTGGCGCTGACAGAGCCGGCACTCCCGCTGACGCGAAGCAATTCAAGTAATGATTGATTGTCTGTATTTGCAGTGCCCACATATCCGATGATGACGTTGCCTGCATCCGCACGCAGTACCGCACCAGCACGTGTGCCGCGTGTGCGATAGGTATCGCTGTTGGTACCGGCTTCGCAGTTGAATGCGATGAAAGGCGCGCCAGTGGTTTCACTGCCAACGACGGACTGAAACCCATCGTTGGCCGCGCCGAACTCCATTGACGACCCGCTGCGTCGCACACTCAGGAGTGCGCTGGTGACGGAACCGTTCACCGCAGCATTTCCCACATAGACACCTGTGCTGTTCGCAACGATCAGGTTCGCGCCTATTGTGGTGTTGCCCGATACGGTAAGTGTACTGAGAGTACCAAGACCGGTGATGCCGGTATACGCACCCGACAACTGCGCGTTGGCCAATGTGCCCGTAGTAATGTTCGTCGCGTTCGTATAGTAGGAAGCGGCTTGACCATTGAGATACGTGGTGTTATTCGCCGAATACGATGTACCCGTAAACACGGTAGAGTTGACGACAGCGCCATTCAACCCGATACTGCCTGCGGTAATCGCGGTGTTGACGGAACTGTTGCCAACAAAGTACGCGGACACATTCAACGAGACGTTTGCGCCCAGCGATACGCTACTGACGAGCAGCGCGGAACTATTCAGACTGGTATTGACAGAGGAGTTTCCAAGTGTGAGTACACTGCCGGTAAACGACAGGTTCGCTGATGCATCAATCGCGTTGGTGCTGGTGTTCCAATATTGCACCGCACCATTTCCACCTGCGCTACTTCCACCCGAGACGGTACTCCAATACGCAGTCGTTCCATTTGACGTGAGCACCTGTCCAGAAGTGCCAGTGCTACCATTAGCAGTAATGGTTCGATCTACGGGCACCACGAGGCCCGTCGTAATCGCGGAAGACGTAATCGTCGTATTGACGCTACTGTTCCCTATGACAATCGCTGACGTGTTACTGACCACATTCGCGCCGACGGCCAGTGCTGTAGTATTGGCCACGACGTTGCCTGTCGTCACGGTTGTGAATGACGGAGTGTCCGAGATCGAAACCGCAACGCTTCCCGATGATGCATTGACGGAGATTGGTAGTTGCCCAGCAAGTGCGGTGACACCAAGATTCGTGATGACGCCGGTGCTGTTACTATAGCCAATACCCGCACCATTGCTTACCGCGGCACGTGCGCGAGTATCGGTATAGTATTGATTGGTGCCTTCGGGAACAGCCGTCGTATTGATCGCGGCGCCATTGAGAGTGAGTGTGCCACTGACCGTCAGATTACCGGTACTTGTGTTTGTGCTCACATTCAATGTGGCAATTGATGCGTTTCCGCTGACGACCAGCGCGACGGTATTGATCGTGGCGTTGACAGTTAGATTGGCGTTTGCAGAGGTGTTTCCACGCAGACTCGTCGTCGCGAGAACCGTCAGCGTATTCGTCGTGATCTGCTCGACGACCAAATTACCGGAGATGTCACCAATTTTCAATACATTCGTGTTGAGTTCCGTCGCTACCGCATTGACGGTTGTGACAAGATCTTCGAACGTATTTGCAAGTGTCAGTGGATCGATAGTGGCCATACCGATATTTAGAAGACTGCACGGGACACCCCCGACGAATGGCTGTTTGGGATGTCCGATGAGTTGGATGTAGAATACTTCGTGGAAATGCTTACCAACGAGTAGTTAGGCCAATGCGAGAAGTGCCGCGGTGATCTCCGCGGCTCGTGCCTCACTCAACAAGTTCTTTCCCACCAGCATCGTAAAAATCTGCGTGATACGCGGGTCTGCGAGATTAATGCGATCCGCGAGATTGAACTGCGTAATCGCCCAGAATACTTCTGCATCATTATAGGGGGCGTCTGCGGTCGGATGATACTTATTCATTTCCGACCACTCCTGTGCCGTCAGCACACCGACCACCTGTGCTTTGCTCACGATGGTGCGTGGAACGACAGGTGCGGGTGAAAACGTGTCGGTCGCGGCGTCGTAGCGCATGCCGACGGTGGCGTCGGGGCGGTCGGTGACATCCACAAAGATCCATTCATCCGATGGTGGTATAGGAAATCCGTTTGCTCCCGACCATTCGGTTTCTGCTTGCCCGTTGCGAATTTGTAATTGTCGATTCATTGTATGCACCTTTAATAAAGCTCTACTAATGTAGCAAAAATACGGCCGTCACCCCAGGCACCGATACTACCAGAAACTTGCGTACTACTATCTACGTTTGTAACTGGATAGGCCGTATAAGATGCTAGATCGCCACCATACCCACCCGGCTGATCTACGCCACGATAAAACAATAAACTTTTACTTGTATTAAACGTCGTAAGCGTTGCGGTCGGTGTAGGGCCTCCAGTAAAACTCAAACTAAACGATTGGATGTTTCGCACAACTCCCGGGTAGAATTCGATGACTTCCCAATAAATAGTTGAGGAGTTACTTCCATCCTGATATGGGCGAGTTGCCGTTAACGTCGTTGCATTCGTTAACTGGATATATGGAATTAATGACCGATTCGCAACTCCGCCATTTCCATTCCCTCGGCAGCTTACGACACTATAGTTTGTGTTTACACTGCTAATGGTAGAGGTTGCGGAGTAGTTTGCCCCAGTGATCGATGTAGATCCACGTTGAACAGAGGCAACAAGCAAGCTCGGTGAGTTCCATAAACTCACCATCCCTGCACTACCCAACGGGCCACTGCCCGTACCTAATCGTAAACTCATCGCTCGTCTCGTTTAGGTAATACGATTAACATAGCCATATATCACCAGCACATTCGTCGTGCCCGCAAAGGCATAAATGGTCGTGGCCGCAGCACCCGTACCCGTCACCGGCAACCCCGGCGCGACGAGCATTAATCCAGATTCACCCGGCACCGTCACTTCAATATCATTATCGGGTGAGGTCGTCCCGCCATATTGCACCGTGAGTTTCACTGCGGTCGTTGAGGAGTTCACACACCACAGCCACACCTCATCAATAATACTGGATGACGTGCCCGTAGCGTGAATCGTCGTGCCGGTACTGGAAGTTGCCGCGACCTTGATGCCTTTACCCTGTGAACTGCCCGAGAGAAGAACTTTTGAGAATGTGGCCATTACCGAACCTCACACATATTTAGTGCGTGCATCTTACCGACCTCCGAAGATTTGCGTGGCTAACACAATCTGGTCACCGTCACCGCCACCAATTGCCACACCACTCAACGTAATCGCACCGGCGGTAATCGCGGTATTGACAGAACTATTGCCTACAAACAGGGTGGAGGCATTCATCGTCACGTTCGCACCCACAGTAAATCCTGCTGAGGTGTGCACGGCGTTCGCCGTGCTATTTCCCACAAACACCGTGGTCGCATTCGCACTCACGTTCGACCCAATCGTCAACGTGGTGACGGAGGGTGTCAGCAATAAATCATTCGGTTCGCCGTTGAGCACGCCAAAGAACGTCGCGCCCGTCGAAGGTGCCGAGGTAAAGGTAATCGTTGCCGCATTCACAGTGAACGCGACATCGGGTTCCTGAATGACACCGTTGATGCTAATGAGCAGATTTTTCGAGGTCGCAGGATAGACGGCCGCCCCACTGGAGGTCAGATTGAACACCGTGCAGGCACTATTGAACGACGCGGCGAGCGAGTCGATCTTCTTCGTGCGGGTGGTTTTATCCGTAGCGAGTGGGCGACCGAGGTATGCCATATGAGTATTTAGAGGTTATGTCGTAGACTCATAGAATAATGTGCCGCTGGATATTTTAGTGCCGCTTGCCGTCCAACCTGCCGCTGTGCCGGGAGATGTGCGATGTTCGACTAAAGACGAACCTGCTGAAATATAGTTGCTTTGAATTGTTGAAAGATATGCACCTTTATCATATCCAAACCATGTACCATAGGCGGATGGATACCCGGTTCCGGTATTATTTACACACGTATACGGAAGAGTAAAGGATACTGACGTGGCATTACTGGTACCTTCCAAATGCCATTGCACAAATACTAATTTGCCAATTTTTTTATATTTAATAATTTTACGATTTGCTGTAAATGACGACCATCCCGTGATGGTGGATGATGCGGTGTAATCTGTCCACGCCACGGAATAAATGTCAGTCGGAGTAAGAACCAGATTCGCGGTTGAATTGGCAATCGTAAGACTGGTGCTGGTGAGAACAAGATTCGCCGTAGAATTTCCAAGAAATACTGTTGACGTATTCGCAACCACATTCGCCCCAACGGTGACAGCACTACTTGTTTGAATGACATTCGCAGTACTATTGCCTACAAATACCGCAGAGGTATTGATAACGACATTCGCGCCCACACTGAATGACGACGCATTGATCACCGCACCCTGCGACACCTGCCCCACGTCGAGCACATCCCCCAACAGAATGCCAAAGAACGGTTGGGTATTCGCGGGGGCGGCGGAGAACACGATGGTCGATCCGCTCACGGTGTAGGCGACTTCGGGTTCCTGCAACACACCACCCAAACTGACGATGAGGTTCGAGGCGGCACCGGGAACAAGTGGCACCGACGATTGTGTCAGCGAGAACGTGGTGCACGCACTATTGAACGATGACGTGATGTCGTCAAGGTGTGCGAAGCGCCCGATAGAAGGTTGTCGTCCGAGGTAGCCCATATGATGTATTTAGGTGGGGTTAGACAGCGCCGTCAGAGAGACCACTAAGACCATATCGGGCTTGTGATAAGTTAGCCGTCGTATATGCAGCCGTCGCACTGGTACTAAAAGTGATGCGCTCTGCGGAGGTTGTAGGGCTGCTGATTGCAAAATTCGTGCTACCACCTGCGATGTAACCATATACCGTACCATCACTCACCGCAGGCATAATCGCTCGTGTTGTCACGAGATTGGATACCGTACTCGCCGCAGTGGCACCCGTGCTGAATGTGAGACGATCACCGGTCGTCACTTCACTACTGGATGACTGCCGCCGACCACCAAGAATATATCCGTAGGTAATGCCCCCGTCACTCACACCTGCGGCATAGCGTCGATCTTGAGAGAGATTTGCGGCAGTGTACGCGGCCGTCGCACTGGTACTAAACGTCACACGATCCGCTGTGGTGACATCCGCACCCGTGTTACCACCGAGATTATAACCATACGTGCCTGCATCACTGACGGTGGATGTACCATAGCGAGCGGTTGATAAGTTACTCACGGTACTGGCCGCAAATATTCCCGTGGTAAAGGTGAGACGATCCGCCGTGGAGTTATACGTAGAAGAATACCCGCCCAATCGGTATCCGTAAATCGCCCCATCAGACAACCCATTGAGATGGCCATCACCAACCGCGGCCGGTAAATTTGCGGTCGCATACGCCGCGGTCACACTGGTCGCAAAGGTAATACGATCTGTGGTAGCAACATACGCACCCGTCGTGCCACCCGCGGCGTATCCATACACCGTGGTGTCGCTAATAGCATATGGGGTAGCTTTTGCGACCGAAAGATTGCTCACGGTACTGGCCGCTGTCGCACCGGTGCTGAAAGTAGTGCGGTCTGTGGTAGCCACGACTGCGCCCGTCGTTCCACCCATCACATAACCATATATTGCTGATGCGTTCTCTGACTGTTCCTGTTCGCGTTTGATGCCGGGGTTGATCAAGATCTGTGTTGCAGACACCGCAATGCCTACCGGCAACGGATGTAACGGTTTCGTCGCGGTCACTGCGCCTGCGGTGCTCCCCGCATAATACAACGCCCCCACTGTCAAGCCCGAGAACCCCGAGACGATGCCGCTAATCTGCACATTCACACTCGCAGCCGCTGACGCACTCGCGAGCGCAAACCCCGCAAAGAACGCTTGGGTACTCTTCACCAAGACATCCGCATCCATCTTATAGACACGTCCCGCAGTACCGCTGGTCAATGCGGGCTCGATGTACACCGCATCCCGTGCGGCTAGGGTTTCTCCTGCGGTGAACGATACCACATAGCCTGTTGCGATAATCGTATTGGAGGTGGTGATCGACCCTGCGGTGATGGTGGTGTTGACGGTGCTGTTACCGGTAAAGAGCGACGTGACGTTGGCGGTGACGGTGTTTGCGAGGGCGTCGTTCTCGATCTTAGTGAATGCCATACGAATATTTAGGAGTTAGACGGCACCGTCGGAGACGCATCCAGCACCGTAGCGTGCTTGTGATAAATTGGCGGCGGTATATGCAGCCGTCGCGCCTGTACTAAAAGTGATGCGGTCAGCAGTAGTAACAATCGTACCAGAAGTTCCACCTAATGCATACCCATACACGTTACCATCTGAAACTCCAGACATCACATATCGTGCGAGTGATAGATTCGCGGCCGTATAGGCGGCCGTAGCACTTGTGCTAAATGTGGTGCGGTCTGCGGTAGCGACCGATGCCCCTGTTTCACCACCGAGTGTATATCCGTACGTAGCGTTATCGGATACGCCTGTTAAATTGGCACGGGCTTGAGATAAATTACTTACGGTACTGGCAGCGGTAGCACCGGTGCTAAACGTTGTGCGATCGGCTGGGGCCACATAACCGGGAGAGCCACTGTAACCACCCATAGCATATCCGTATACCGAACCATCCGATAAGCCGGATAAATTACTTCGTGCTTGTGATAAATTACTCACCGTACTCGCGGCGGTGACACCAGAAGTAAATGTAATACGTTCAGCAGTTACAACGTGCCAGCCACTACTTCCCCCCATTGTATAGCCATACACGGCCCCATCAGAAATACCCACTAGTGCTTGACGACCTTGCGATAGGTTACTAACGGTGCTGGCCACCGTCACGCTGGTAGCAAAAGTAATACGGTTCGCGGTCGTAACATATACACCAGAGTTTGTCGCGCCACCAGCAATATAACCGTACACAGAGGTGTCAGAAACGGCGGCCGGATAATAACTTGTATATGTTAGATTACTGACAGTACTGGCAGCCGTCGCACCCGTGCTAAAGGTAATACGATCTCCCGTAGCAGCATACGCACCCGAATATCCACCTAACGCATACCCATACACCGCCGACACATTCTCTGACTGCTCATCTTCTCGCTTGTTGCCAATGTTGATATACAACTGCGTGGTCGAGACTGCGATTCCGACCGGCAGTGGATGTAAGGGTTTGGTGGCGGTAATCGCCCCTGCGGTACTTCCCGCATAGTACATCGCCCCTGCCGTTAACCCCACGAACCCCGAGACAATACCACTCGTTTGAATGTTGACGTTCGCACCTGCGGACGCCCCTGCCAATGCAACCCCCGCGAAGAACGCTTGGGTGCTCTTGACCAGCACATCCGCATCCATCTTATAGACACGCCCTGCGGTACCACTTGTCAGCGCGGGTTCCACATACACCGCATCTAACGCCGCAAGTGTTTCGCCTGCGACCAGCGGTACCGCAAACGCTTGGGTCGTCACCGTATTCGATAGCGTAATCCCACTCGACGTGACAACGGTATTGACGCTACTGTTGCCAAACGACATCGACACGACGTTGGCCGTGACCGTGTTCGAGAGTGCGTCGTTTTCGAGTTTGGTGATCGCCATCGGTTAGTTAGACGTACACGACCCCTGTCTCTCGGTCGCGGTGTTCGCAGCGAATCGACGTATCGCACCATAGCGTATACCCCGCATCGCGTGCCTTTTGACTAAAGAAACTATCCTGTGTGAGTTGCCCTGTGGTGACAAACCACGGCATCTCAATATGCTTGAACACGTCGGTCTTGATCAACGTGCAGCCCATCGGCACCGTGTAGAGTTCCACCAACCCATTCGTCGCATCGGGATTATCCAGCGTCTTGCGCTTCCCGTTCTCTAGCACGATGGGCACGCCGACACGCGGCCCCGGCTGACGCTTCGGATACCAGCCACACACGATATCCGTGTCGTGCGCCAATAAGCGTTCAATCGCATCCAGCGGCGGGAACGTATCGTCTTCGATGCACATCAGATGCGTGGCGCCCTCGCGAATCGCTTGCAACACCGCTTCGGTATACCCACGGTCGATGGTCATCCCGTGAATGCAATGACGCCGACGTTCGACGGTCGCAGGAATGCTATACGGGCGCTCCAGTGCCGGCACCGTCTCCGGCTGCGTTTCACTCGCCGTCAGCGTCACGATGAGCATACGCTGTTTGCCGGTTTCCAAGTAGCGTCGCTGCACGGCTGCCACATCATCCGCCGCAGGTTGTGCGAGGAACCGATCTTCCGTCTTGATGATGTCGTCAATGCGCGAGGCAGGCAGTTTCAACGCTTCTGTGGGTGACGGCAGCGCCAGTGGTGACAAGTCGATCTCTCGCAACGCTTCCAGATTGCCGGGGCCGATTCCCAACTGACGTGACTGCTGCTCCTGCAAGGCTTGGCGCGTCAAGCGGTTCTGCCAATATTCGACCTGTGACGCATCCAGTTCATCGCGAGAGTAGCGTTTGCCGTAGTTTTTGTAGATCGCATAGAGCGACTGGAACTCACGAATCGCGCCGAGCATTGCTCGATCTTGTGCTTCCAGATCGATATGCTTGAGTTTTGCATTGAGCAATGACTTGGGTGTGTTTTCTTTTTCGAGTTCGTCGATTTCGATCTGAATGAGTTCCGAGTTGATCTTGGCGCGTCGAATATCATCATACTTGATTTGCAATTCCAAGACGCATTGCGCCCAGCCTTGGGCGGGATGATCCATCGCTTGCGCACCGACCACGAAGCGTTTCAGCACTTCGGGGGTGCGTGCCATCTGAATTGCGTCAAAATCTTCTAACAGTTCCTGCTGACGCACATTACGTTCAATCGTCGCTAACGCTTCAGTCATCGTGTGTTCCATTGTCTACTCCATCATTAAAGTTAGAACGGGGTGGCAGAAAGAGGTCGGGTAATCTCTAATGTGTCGGTCAAGGATGCGGGGCCGAGATATTGTTCGGGGGCATCGGGGGTCGCACTCCGCACCAGCGAGTTGGTCGGCACGACACGTTCCACGATGCCCAGTATATCCGATTCGGTGAGGGGCTGCACGCCAAACATGACCAGCGACCGCAGGGCATTGTCGATCTGTTCTTGTGTGCCGCTCAACCGACCGCGATAGCGACCATTTTCCACATAGTAGCCTCCATCAAAATTGACCCCGAGTGGAACGAGTGTTTCATAGGGTTGCAGACCACTACCGTTGAGCACGACAAGTGAATATTCGATCCATTGAGACATAGAAAACCTCTAGGAGTATTTAGGTGTGATGTTAGACGGCACCGTCGGAGAGGGTATTGGAAATGCCTCTTGCTGCTGGTAAATTACTGGCCGTAGCGGCCGCCAACACGGAAGTACTAAACGTAATCCGATCTGTGGTTGTGACATGATTTCCACCACCCGTGTCGCCTCCACTGATATACCCATACACATTTCCATCGGAGACCCCTGCCAACAACGCCCGTGCCGATGACAAGTTTGCACTGGTTAAGGCCGCAGTTGCACCAGTGCTAAAGGTTGTACGATCCCCTGTTGTTACAGGAACTATTGATGTGTTATACCCACCGCACGTATAGCCGTAAGTAGCCCCATCAGAAACCGTGGCAATATCTGATCGGGCTACTGATAAATTACTGATCGTCGATGCGGCAATTGTTGCTGTGCTAAAGGTGATGCGATCCGACGTGCTCACACCACCCGCCACACCGCCCGATGTAGAACCGCCCATCGTATAACCATAGGTCGCACCATCCGATAATCCTTGTGCCAAGCGCCCGGTACGAGCAGTTGAGAGGGTGGCACTAATTGCAGCGGAAATACCTGTGCTGAATGTGCGACGTTCGACGGATGATAAGACGGTAAAGGCAGAGTTATATCCACCGAGCACGTAGCCATAGACCGCTCCATCACTCAGCGAATAATGATTATATCTGGCGGCGGTGAGGGCCCCCACTGCATAGGCCGTCGTGACACTTGTTGCAAAGGTGGTGCGGTCACACGTCGCTACGACGACCGATGAGTTGTACCCCCCATTGGTATAGCCATACACGGAAGCATCCGATGGACCACTTAACGAAAACCGCGCCTCAGAAAGATTATTCACCGTGGAGGCGGCATACGCACCTGTGCTAAAAGTAATACGGTCGGCTGTTGCGAGATAGGCACCCGTATATCCACCCAGTTGATACCCATACACCGCCGACACATTCTCCGACTGCTCATCTTCTCGTTTGCGACCGGTATTGATCAGGAGTTGTGTGGTCGAAATCGCAATGCCGACTGGTAATGGATGCAAGGGCTTGGTCGCCGTGATTGCTCCTGCGGTGCTGCCCGCATAATACATTGCGCCCGTCGTCAATCCCGTAAACCCCGACACCACACCCGATTGTTGTACGTTGACGTTGGCCGCGGCACTCGCACTCGCCAAGGCAAACCCTGCAAAAAAGGCTTGGGAACTCTTGATGAGCACATCCGCATCCATCTTATAGACGCGACCAGCGGTGCCGCCTGTCAAGGTGGGTTCCACATAGACCGCATCGAGCGCCGCGAGTGATTCACCCGCTACCAACGTCGTCGCAAATCCGGTCGGGGACGCCACCACACCCGAGACGGCCCCTGTAATGCTACTACTGGTAATGACGGTATTGACGGTGCTGTTGCCAACAAAGACGGCTGAGGTATTCAGCGAAACGTTTGCGCCCGCGTAGAACGTCGCCGCATTCACCGATGCGGTAGTTGTGAGGGTGTTTGCGGTGACGTTTCCGAGGGAGGGGCCCTCTAACCGTTGGAGGGGCATAGGTTAGACGGCCCCGTCAGAGATACCTGTGGATCCAAAACGTGCCTGTGAGAGATTTGCCGCGGTATAGGCAGCGGTAGCTCCCGTGCTGAAAGTCGTGCGGTCTGCGGTGGTCACGCCGGCACCCGTGTTTCCCCCTAATACATACCCGTATGTAGCCCCATCGGAGAACGAAGACCCAGACGAAAAACGTGCTTGTGAGATGTTGGCGGCGGTAAAGGCTGCGGTGACACTGGTACTGAACGTAATGCGGTCGGCGGTGACGACTGGCACGCCGGTGTTTCCCCCTAACACATATCCATAAACAGCACCATCAGAAAGACCACCACTGTCACCGCGTCCTTGTGATAGATTAGCCGCAGTATATGCGGCACTAACACCCGTACTAAAGGTGACGCGATCCGAACCCGCCCATATTGCAGTAGTATATCCTCCAACAACATATCCATATACAGAACCATCGGAGATATCCGTAGCATCACTACGAGCGGATGAGAGATTACCTGCGGTATAGGCTGCGGTCGAACTCGAACTAAAGGTGATGCGATCTGTCGTCACAACGGTTACACCCGACCACCCGCCCAAGACGTATCCATATACCGCACCATCGGAAAGACCTTGCATATAGTTGCGGGCCAGTGAGATGTTGGCGGCTGTCCATGCGGCGGTGACACCACTACTAAATGTCACGCGATCTGTTGTTGTCGTGTAGGTCGAGGAAATTCCACCCAACGCATAGCCGTACACGGAAGCATCGGAGCATCCCGCCAAAAGATTACGTGCTTGTGTTAGATTACCCGTCGTATAAGCTGCGGTGGCCCCCGTAGCAAACGTTGTACGGTCAGTTGTTGCGACAGCAGCACCAGTAGACCCGCCCAACACATACCCGTACACCGCACCACGTTGTTCCTGTTCGCGTTTGACGCCAGTATTGATGAGCAGTTGTGTCGTGGAAATCGCAATCCCGACTGGTAGCGGATGGAGCGGTTTCGTGGCGGTGATCGCCCCCGCCGTGCTACCGGCATAATACACGGCACCCGTGGTCAATCCAACAAATCCCGATACCACGCCACTGATCTGCACTGCGACATTCGCCGCAGCACTCGCCGATGCTAACGCAAACCCCGCAAAGAACGCTTGCGAACTTTTCACCAAGACATCCGCATCCATCTTATAGACACGACCGGCGGTACCACTGGTTAGGGTCGGCTCAATGTACACCGCATCCAGCGCCGCCAGTGATTCTCCAGCGACCATGGTCACCGAATAGCCATTCGCCACCACCGTATTCGCGGAGGCGACACTGCTTGAGGTAATGGTGAAGTTGACAGTACTATTCCCGACGAACACCGCAGACGTGTTCATATACACATTGGCGCCCGCATAGAACGTGGCGGCATTAACGGTGTTACTACTCACCGTCACATTGTTTGCAGTGACGTTTCCGACGGATGGGCCTTCAATTTTTGTCAGTGGCATAACGCTCTACAGACCGCGATGAACTACGTCAGTTCGAGAATGCTCATCACCGCATCGACACTACTTGCGGTGTTCGATTTGACTTTGACACTATCGTTCGTCACCAGCACAATTTTCTGGTCACCACCACTTACTACCAACGACGCGCCCGGCAACACCGGCGCACCTTTGATGAGGTAGGTGTCATTGGTGCCGTCATTCAGGCTAATATCGACTTCCACCGTCGCGGCGCTGATGTTCGCGACCGACAACCCGATGACTGTGGTTTGAGTGGAAGCGCCCACCGTATAACTGCCGACAGCGGTGAGGGTGGTGCCGATGCTACGTGAAAGTTTTCGCGAAAATGTGCTTGCCATACGTGTGTCTTATCCTAATGCAATTGCTGCAACAATGGGATCAAGCGAAACCGCAGTGACGGGTGTTCCGCTTATAGTTATGCTTCCTGCGGTGATGACAGTATTCACACTGCTATTTCCGACGAAGTGTGCCGTCGCGTTGAGATACACATTCGCACCAACGGCCATCGTCGTCGTATTGACGACCGTGTTCACGGTGCTGTTGCCTGTGATCAGCGATACCGATGTGTGAATGCTATTCTGTGTTGAGTTGCCAACAAAATATGACGACGTATTGACAGCAACGTTACTGCCCACCGATAGAACGGTGGTGTTTGTCTGCACCGTATTCGATGACAGGAACACCGCTGAGTTGACGTTCAGGTTGCCTTCTGTTTTCGCACCGAGATACGACGCACTGTTAACGTTTAGGGCCCCTTCAAGTTTTCCGAATGCATACGTCGTGTTGTTTGCATTGATTGCGGAGTTGACATTGAGATCGCCTTCGGTTTTTCCGAATGCATATGTCGCATTGTTTGCGGTACCTGCGGTCGTCGCGTTGTTGACGTTCAGGTTGCCTTCGGTTTTTCCAAACGCATACGTCGCATTGTTTGCGGTACCCGAATAGGCGGTTGCGGTCAATGTACCGCTACCGATACTGATCTGCGATGAGTTCGTCACAACGTTGACGCTGCTGTTGCCCACCAACAGTGCCGATGTATTTGCCACGACATTTGCGCCGACAGCCAGTACGGTACTGTTCGTCGTGACGGTATTTCCAGAGAGGAATACCGCACTATTAACGTTCAGGTTGCCTTCCGTTTTGCCATACGCGTATGTTGCGTTGTTGACGTTGAGGTCGCCTTCGGTTTTTCCGAACGCATATGTCGCATTGTTTGCGGTACCTGCGGTCGTCGCGTTGTTGACGTTCAGGTTCCCTTCCGTCTTCCCGTACGCGTAGGTCGCATTATTCGCTGTGACCGCGGAGTTGACATTCAGGTTGCCTTCGGTTTTTCCAAACGCATACGTCGCATTGTTCGCGGTGCCAGAATACGCCGTCGCGGTGAGGGTGCCCGCACCAATACTGATCTGCGATGAGTTGGTGACGACGTTGACACTACTGTTCCCGATCAAGAGCGCAGAGGTGTTTGCAATGACGTTCGCACCAACAGCCAGCACCGTGCTGTTTGTCGTGACGGTGTTCCCTGACACGAAAACGGCGCTGTTGACGTTCAGGTTGCCTTCACTCTTCCCAAATGCGTAGGTGCTGTTGTTCGCAGTACCCGCCGATGTGGCAGAGTTGACGTTGAGATCGCCTTCACTCTTTCCGAACGCGTACGTGCTATTGTTCGCCGTGACAGCGGAATTGACATTCAGGTTGCCTTCACTCTTCCCATACGCGTACGTGCTGTTGTTCGCACTGACAGCACTATTGACGTTCAGGTTGCCTTCACTCTTCCCGAATGCGTAGGTCGCGTTATTCGCGGTACCTGCGGTTGTTGCATTATTGACGTTGAGGTTGCCTTCGGTCTTGCCAAATGCATACGTCGCATTGTTTGCGGTGATGTTGGTGTAGGTGCCCGAAAGCCGCGCATCCGGTACGGTACCCGTAGACAAGGCCGATGCATTGATGCCAGTCGTGCTGCCGCTATGAATGACGACTTGTGAGGTGGAGTTCCCCACATACGCATTGCCTTTGAGATACAGATCGCCCGTATCTCCTGTCAAGCTCATCAGCGCGACTTCGCCTTGATTTTCCCACAAGAAGCCTTCGGAATTCAAACTTCCTGAACGACTGCGCACGTGCCATCCGGAGCGACTATCGATACTACTCGCAGCGACTCCGTTCGCTAATGACTTCGAGGCACCAGCTTGACTGAGATACATACCCCAATTGGGGTCGGTTTCTGTCCAGAAGAAGATACCGCGTGTAGATGTACCATCGACGCCATTCTGAATGACCAGCTTCGATCCCGCATTTGCGGTGAGCACGCCGGTGAACGTTTTACTACCCGCAAAGCTCTGCGTCGTGGTATCGACGACACCATTGACGGTGGTGTTTGCGGAGGCCAATCGAGCCGCAGGTACGGTGCCCGTTGAGATCGCAGACGCATTGATACCCGTCGTGCTGGTCGTCAGCAATACATTCGCGGAAAGTTGTGCTTCCGGAAGTGTGCCTGTCGTAATGTTGCTGGCGTTCGTGTAGTAGGAACCCGGCTGGCTATTGAGGTTCGTCGCGTTCGATGCTTGCGACGCACTATTGACATTTAGATTCGCTTCACTCTTGCCAAACGCATACGTCGCATTGTTCGCGACCAGTGCGCTGTTGACGTTGAGATTGCCTTCTGTCTTGCCGTACGCATACGTGCTGTTGTTTGCGGTACCGGAAATGTCGATACCGTACGTACCAGACAACCGTGTATTGGCGAGCGTGCCACTACTGATATTCGTCGCGTTCGTGGTGTCTACAGACGAATACGTCACCGTGCGCGAGGCCGCATTGATGTCAACCGTGGTGCCGCCAGACGCCGCGAAGTTGACTTGCGTATTCGAGAAGATCAAATTGTCTGATGCGTTTCCGATTCCCATCGCGACAACACCCACGGTGGCCGCAATGCTAATGGTGCCGTTTCCGTTGGTGATCGCAATATTCTCACCAGCAGTGAGTGTTGAGAGATTGAATGCGGATGAGTTACCGATGAGCAGCGCACCGTTTGTCGGCAGCGTGTCGCTAATCGCATTCAGCGACGTCGCGGCCATCGACGTAAGGTGGTAGTATTGACCTGTCGTACCACCCTGCAATCCGGCTAATGCGTTGTGGTTCGTGACCGGAGAGACGGCAAAGTCTGTCCGGAACGACGCAACGGTAATCGTGTTGCTGCCTTGTTGCGCAATGACTTGTCCGACAAGAATCGCTAATCCATCGATTTCAGACGGCAGCGACGACGGCACGGGCGCGACCGCCGCTTCCGCAGAAGTCTGGAATTGTGTATTACCGTATACGACAACGAGATAGGAATTGCCAAGAATACCATTCGGCACCAAATACACATAGTCAGTGCGATACCGGTTATTCGGCAATGCCGTCAGCGTACCGGCGTTATCATACTGCGTATTGCTGATGGTTTTACTGTCCGCTGTATATGTCCACGCGCTTCGATTATAGTAGTAGCGGAAGACGTTGTTGCTGTTAGTGCCCGCAATCGACGTATCGAAGGATGGGTGTGCGACAGGCGTCAGACCGTAATAGAACTTACCCTCGGTCAATGTGATGTATGTCGCTGTTCCGTTGCCAATACGGCTGCCGCCTGTGGCATGCGTGAACGGGCCATATTTGTATCCGTCACTCAGCACCAATAAGTCATCAACCTTAGTGCCGACATCCACATTTTGGCTAGTTGCATCAATACCGACAATCTCACTATCCCGTCGTGAGAGCACATACAGCATTGTTTGTGTGTGCCCGTTGATATCATCTGGCGCGGTGGAGGTTGTAAAGATGGGCGACCCGCCGTTGTAATCCGCATGCACATAATTGACGTCGTTATTTGTGAGCGTCAGTGTGGCGCCGGGAACAAAATAGACCGCAAGGTTTGCGTGATCGGTATCTGCAGAACGCAGCATCACTTCCGCATTTGCGAGAGTGACGCTGCCGTTACCGTTATCAACAATACCACCGCCGTAGACAAGACCAGACGACCACGCATAGTGAACCCAATCTTGCCCTGTGGTGACAGACGTCACATTTCCAACGGTGTGTAGTGCTGTGTTCGAAAGCGGAAGTTTCGCAGTCAAGTATACTGCGCTATTGACGTTCAGGTTGCCTTCCGTCTTTCCGTAGGCATAGGTGCTGTTGTTCGCACTGACAGCACTATTGACGTTCAGGTTCCCTTCCGTCTTGCCATACGCGTAGGTCGCATTATTCGCAACTACCGCGCTATTGACATTCAGATTCGCTTCACTCTTACCAAATGCATACGTCGCGTTGTTTGCGGTGCCTGCGGTCGTCGCGTTGTTGACGTTAAGGTTGCCTTCCGTCTTACCATAGGCATAGGTGCTGTTGTTCGCAACCAGCGCACTATTGACGTTGAGATCGCCTTCACTCTTGCCAAACGCGTATGTGCTATTATTGGCGCTAACGGCACTGTTGACGTTCAGCGCACCTTCAGTTTTTCCATAAGCGTATGTTGCATTATTGGCCGTCAATGCGGTGTTCACATTGAGGTCAGATTCACTCTTCCCAAACGCATAGGTGCTATTGTTCGCGGTTCCCGAGAACACTGTGGAGTTAACACTGGCGTTGACACTGGTGTTCCCGATCACTAACGCACTTGTTGTCAGTGCAACATTTGAACCGACAGTTAGAACCGTCGAATTTGTTTGTATCGCGTTGCCTTGCAGGAAGACGGCACTATTGACGTTGAGATTGCCCTCTGTCTTGCCGTATGCGTACGTTGCATTGTTTGCGCTGACCGCACTATTGACATCGAGTTGCGCTTCACTCTTGCCATACGCGTAGGTGCTGTTGTTCGCACTGACAGCACTATTGACATTGAGTTGTGCTTCACTCTTTCCAAATGCGTAGGTGCTGTTATTCGCGTTGATAGCAGAGTTGACGTTGAGGTTGCCCTCACTCTTGCCATACGCGTAGGTGCTGTTGTTGGCACTGACAGCACTATTGACGTTGAGATTCGCCTCACTCTTGCCAAACGCATAGGTGCTGTTATTTGCACTCAAGGCGCTGTTGACGTTGAGGTTGCCTTCAGTCTTCCCAAACGCATACGTCGCGTTGTTTGCGGTGCCAGAATAATTGGTGGCCGTCAACGTACCGGAGCCGATACTGATCTGCGATGAGTTCGTCACAACGTTGACGCTGCTGTTGCCGACAAGAATTGCAGACGCGTTGACGACAACGTTTGCTCCCACTGACAAGACGCTTGAGTTTGTCTGTGCGAGATTACCAGTCAGGAAAACTGCGTTGTTGACGTTGAGGTTTGCTTCGCTCTTCCCGAACGCATATGACGCATTGTTAACGTTGAGCGCACCTTCTGTTTTTCCATACGCATACGTGCTGTTGTTTGCGGTTAATGCGCTGTTGACATTCAGATCCGCTTCACTCTTACCAAACGCATAGGTGCTGTTGTTCGCGGAGAGCGCACTGTTCACGTTCAAGTTCGCTTCGCTCTTGCTAAACGCATAGGTCGCGTTGTTCGCAATAACGGCACTATTGACGTTCAGATCGGCTTCGCTCTTCCCAAACGCATAGGTGCTGTTATTTGCACTCAGGGCACTATTGACGTTGAGGTTGCCTTCACTCTTACCGAATGCATACGTCGCGTTGTTTGCGGTACCGGTATATACCGTGGCATTGACGGTTGCACTGCCAATCGCTAACTGCGACGACGTGAGCACCGTATTGACGCTGCTGTTTCCGACACGTACCGCCGAGGTGTTCCCTGTAACATTCGCTCCTAAGGCAAATGTATTCGCACTGATATTGCCCAACTTATTGACGGAGAACCGTGAACTGCTATTCAGTTGCAGATCGATCAGTGTCGAATTATCGTTGGCGGTGCTATCGGTGATGTTCACCACCAACGCAGAGAACGTGTTGTCGGTTGTCCACGATTGCGTCACGTTGATCGCCGGGAGTGAACCGATCAACGTGTCGGCCGCAATGGTGAGACTCGTCAGTGTGCCAATCGCGTTGACATTCGTGTACGCGCCCGCGAGACGACCCGCAGGAAGCGTACCACTGCTCATGTTCGACGCATTGGTATAATATGCCGCATTCGCACCGCTGAAGAATGCGGTATCGTTTGCACTTCCGGTGATGGTGATTCCGTAGGTGCCGTAGAGTTGATTGTTTGAGAGCGTGCCGGTGTTGATGTTCGTCGCGTTCTGATAGAACGCCGCGGCCTGACCATTGAAGTATGATGCGTTGTTCGCGGTACCGGTAATGCTGATCGCATAGTTTCCAGACAACCGCGTATTTGCGAGGGTGCCACTGGTGATGTTATCCGCATTCGTTGTATCAACCGACGAGAACGTGACGCGATTATTGCCCGCATCAAATGCGACAGTGGTACCGCCAGATGCGGCAAACTGCACACGGCTATTGGTGAACTGATCCGCGTTCGCGCTGTTCGCGACAATAATTGGAGAGAGTGAACCCCCGATAGTAATCGAACCGGGCTGGTTATTGATGGTGACGTAATCACCCGCCACCAATGTCGCGAGCACAAACCCGCTACTATTTCCAATTAGAAGTTGACCGTTTGACGGAGCAGAGTTGACGCCGGTACCACCATACGCAACAGACAGAAGACCGGTATTGACGCTGGTCGCATTCGTATAGTATGCCGGTAGGTGACCACCAAAATACGCGCTATCGTTTGCAGACGCCGCAGCACTCGCACTGTTGACGTTGAGTTGGTTCTCATTCTTACCAAATGCGTGGGATGCGTCGTTAGCGGTGCCGGTAAAGACGGTCGAATTGACAATAGTGTTGACGGATGAGTTGCCAATCGTCAAGGCGCTTGGCGTCAATGTCACATTCGCAGCAACAATGAGTGTGTTCGCGGTACGAATGTTT